CCTTTTTGGAGAGATAGGCGTGGTCAGGGCCGTCTAGGTTTGCCAATCCCATGGAGAATACTCTGGCCTGAGAATTCTCAAGCTCTTGTAGTTTTTCCATTGGTGAGCGGTTTTTAGGGTGTACTGAGCCCTTCCAAATCTGAGGTGGATGTTCCATCCCTAGATTTTTCGGATTGGGGTCGGTAGACCTATTCCATTTGACGGTCACTTCTTTGATTGAGCTCAAGACAACTCCTGGTTCGGTGTGGTTGGGATCCAGATCGGCGTCCATAAACCTGTCCAGTCCGGGTGTTGCTCTTGGCATTAGATGATGGGGAAGTCCAGTGACATACATGTCCTGTATTCTTTCAATGGGCGATTGGGCTTGCTTGTCTGCCTGTCGAAGGGTACGGCGTATATTTCGCTGGTCTCGTAAGAGTTTTTTTAGGGCGTAGGATCTCAGGTCTTCGTCAGTGGCGAACCTAACTTGAGTCCTGTCCTTTTGAATCTTAACTTCCGTATATTGCCTGGGACGAATGAGTGGGTGGAATACCCTCCGACCGAGCATCAGCTCGTAGGTGCCGGGGGGTTCTTTCTTTCTCACAAATGTAGTCTCGGGTTTTACCATTTTGACATAAAGTGTTGGAGAGTTCTCCCGTAGGTCTTTCAGTTGGTTGGCATACCATCCCTCTGTGGGTGACATGCCGAAACTTCCGAGAGACACTTTATCCCACTGAATTTGTGCAGGTCTACGGGACAGTACTGATGTAATTTCGTCCGTCACTTGCTGGGGCCTTTCGGCTCTTGGTAGCGACTGGAAGTGATTATTACGGTCTATTGTGTCCTGTATATTCTCTGCAACTTTCTCTGGGGTTTCTTTAAATGGGAGTACCGATACTATCCTCTCTCCTGGCTCACCAATTCGGCATCCGAATAGGTCGAACTTGGAGTCGATGATGTTTATCGGGTTGACATCTCGGTCCTGGTGATCGGTGTGTCGATTAGGATTATCGTACATAGCATGTATCCTCTCATGTGCCGTGTCATCATTTGGGGGTAAAATCCTAAATGGTCCGGTACAGAGGAGGGCCAACGATTTCCAATAATCATTTATGGGTAGCCCTTTAATTACGGCGTCCATGAATGAGAATGGGAAGTTGTCTGTGCTCACTGTCATGTCTCCAGAGTGTACATAGTCCGCATCCTCTAGTTCCTCGAAAAACTTCGTTAAGAAGCTTTCCTTATTGGCACCTGAGGTACGGAATTTGCATCGCGGGTCGTTCTTGATTCTCAACCACATTGCCTTCCGAATAGGTTGGCACAATAGGTTAAGGAATCCTGAGGTGACACACGGCACTCGGACCTTTCCACCCAATTCCGCAATCCCGAAGGGCATGAGCGGGAGATGGGCTTCAATGTCATTACAGTGTTCGCGTTTACAGACAACTGCGTGTTTCCGGTACTCCTCTAGGATATCCGCGGAAAGGCACCACGTAAAAGTGTTGTGATCCGTAATTTTCCTTGAGATGTTTCCCTCATGAAACTCGTCGTTTATGTACTGTCTTTTCCAGTTTTTAACATGTTGATAACGATCCGGGATGTCTTCCTCTGCCATTGCCACGAAGATGTGGTAGTAGTAGGATACAGCCTGGATCATTCC